GATGCCTCCCGGTAAGAAGATAGTACAGTTCTTCAAACTGGGCAATGCTAATGGAGTCTTTAATGGTAAATATATCACTCGTCAGAAAGATGGGGGTATTCTATACCGTGATGTTAAGAACATCAAAAAATTACCACAACGCAAATTCAAGTTCCCTGAGTATGGAATTGATGCATGTAATTCCCTGTGGAAGGGAAAAGTGTCTGATTATACATCAGATGGAGATTGCGGTTCGCCCCTAGTCATAGACAGTAGTTATGGATATTCAATCCTTGGTCTACATTTTTTGGCTAATAATCTCAATGGTTCTGAAGTCTTTGCTGCTGATGTTGAAGGAGATTTTATCAATTCGACATACATGAGTTTGACCTCTCACAATATCTCTGAAGGAGATATGCGTTTCATCAATTCCAAATCTACTACACGTAAAGTTGGAGATCTGCACAAAAAATCAGTGTTTCGTTACATTGATGGAGGAAATATGAGTCTTTATGGTTCTTTCACTGATTTCCGAGGTAAAAGCGGATCTAAGGTTTGTGAGACGCCCATGAGTGAAAAACTCAAATCACAAGGTTATACAGCTAAATACTGCAAACCAGAGATGAAATCTTGGGTACCTTGGCACATAGCCGCTCAGGATATTGTCAAGCCTATACATGAGTTAGATACGGTATTACTTGAAGAGTGTAAGGCGAGTTATTTGAAAAATATACTTGCTAAGACTGATTTGAATGATATCAAAGAACAAATGATAGTACTTGACGATTTCACCGCCATTAATGGTGCCTGTGTGTCGTATGTAGATAAGATGAACCGTAATACAAGTGCGGGGAATCCTTGGAAAAAATCTAAGAAATTCTTTCTGACATCCATTATGCCTAAACATGGTATGCTGGATCCTGTCGAAGTAGATTCTGAAATCATGGAGAGAGTTTATGAAATGATCGAAATCTATAAGACTGGACAGAGAGTGAACCCCAACTTTTGTGCTCATCTTAAAGATGAACCAGTCTCTTTCAAAAGCCAAGATCGGTAAGACACGCGTGTTTACGGGTGCTCCTTTTGATTGGTGCATTGTTGTGAGAAAATACTTGTTGTCATTTACTCGATTATTGCAGAATAACCGATTTGCCTTCGAAGCAGGACCGGGTACAGTAGCACAATCACTCGAGTGGCAAGAGATGTACGATTACATAGTCACGCATGGTCTTGACCGTATTGTGGCAGGTGATTACAAAGCCTTCGATAAGAAGA